TAACTATGATCTCCGCCTGAGTTTTGATACTTCCTTCACTGGTAAGGATCTGCTCAAGACCCGTCTGCGTTCTGGTAACTTCTCCAGTCAACCTTTTGGTTCTTCTTCCTCCCTGTTCAAACTGGACAAGGCAGAAACTTATGCAAATACTATGACGCTTGATCGTCTGTATTATCGCTTCCCTGCCCTTGCTAAGGGTGTCTATCTGACCGCTGGTGCTCAGGTTCGTAACACTGAGATGGCTTGGATTCCTTCTGCATACAAGTCGGACATTCTTGACTTCTTCCAAGTTGCTGGTGCTCCTGGTGTCTATAACAAGGCAACTGGTTCTGGTTTCGGTGTGGAATGGTCACAACCTGTCAAGAAGGGTAAAGGTGGTTTTGTTGCCAACCTGAACTATGTTGCTCAGAATGGTAATGATTCTACTAAGGGTCAGTTTGATGAAGATGGTTCTCTGAACACTCTTGCTCAAGTTGGTTATCGTGCTCCCCAGTACGGCATTGCATTCGGTTACCGTTATGGTACTGAAGGCACTCGTGTTCGTAACTTCAACGCTCTGGGTGGTGGTTCTGGTGCTCTTGCTGCTAATCAAACCTCCAATGGTTATGCCATTAATGCTTACTGGCAACCCAAGAAGTCGGGTATCATTCCTTCTGTGAGTGGTGCTTATGGTTGGAACACCGTAAGTCTGTCAAATAATGTTCAGACTCCTCGTGGTGCTACCGATTCACAAACGTGGATGGCAGGTCTTCAGTGGAGTGATGTGTTTGTTAAGGGTAATGCTGCTGGTTTTGCCATCGGTGCTCCTGGTAATGCTGCTTCTCTGAACGATGACCAGAAGGCAATCATGTGGGAAGCGTTCTATCGTTACAAGGTTAGCGATGCAATCAGCGTGACTCCTGCTGTCTTCTATGTGTCCAACAATCAAGGTCTGAAGAATGCTTCGGATAACTATGGTGGTGTGATTCAGACGACCTTTAGGTTCTGATAGTAACCTGATACCTTTAAACCTCCTTTCGGGGAGGTTTTTTGGTGTTTGGTGACATTTAACTTTCTCTTAACTTTAATCAAGTACAATTACAAAGAAGTTTTTAATTCTCATGAAACTCAAACATATTGCTACAATCGGTCTTGCTCTTGCTCCTACCGCTGCATTTGCTGGACCTGCTATTAATGGTGCTGGTGCTACCTTCCCTGCACCCATCTACCAGCGTTGGTTCCAGGATTATGCTGGTGCCACTGGTGAAAGAGTAAACTACCAATCCGTTGGTTCTGGTGCTGGTATTCGTCAGTTCGTTGCTGGAACTGTGGACTTCGGTGCTTCTGATGAACCTATCAAGGCAAAAGAGGCAGCAAAGGTCAAGCGTGGTGTCGTTCAGATTCCTATGGTGGGTGGAACGATTGCTGTTGCCTACAACAAACCTGGATGCAAACTGAAACTGACTCAGAAGCAAACTGTCGATATCTTTGCTGGTCGTATTAAGGACTGGAAGGAAGTTGGTTGTGCTGCTGGTTCTATCAGGGTTGTTCATCGTGCTGACGGTTCTGGAACTACCTTTGCATTTACTAATTCTCTGGATGCTTTTGGTGGTTGGACTGCTGGTGTTGGTAAGTCAATCAACTGGCCTGTTGGAGTCGGTGCAAAAGGTAATGAAGGTGTTGCTGGAACTCTTTCCAACACTCCTGGTGGTATCGGTTATCTCAATACTGGATTCGTTCGTGCTAACAAACTCCAAGCTGCTGTTCTCCAGAACAAGGCAGGTAAGTTCGTTGGACCTTCTGCCGTCACTGGTGCCGCTGCTCTGAATAGCATCAAACTGGACCCTGTGACCCTTGCTGGTGAAGATCCCAATCCTTCCAATCCTCGTGCCTACCCTATCTCCACTCTGACCTGGATTGTTGCCTATAAGAGTGGTTATGCTCCTGGTAAGGCAGAAGCAGTTCGTGACGCTATCAACTATGCCCTGAGTTCAAAGGCACAGTCGATTGCTGACGATCTGGGTTATGTTCCTCTTGCTGGTTCAGTACTCCACCGTGCTCGTTTGAAAGTCCAACAAATCGGTATGGGCGAGAAGTGATACATAGAGGGGGTTGACAAGACCCCCTTTTTAGTGTATTATAAGTAACGAGTCAGGAGGTTTATGTCTCTTCTTTCGCAACTAGACAGGCAACTTGCCATTACTGCTTTTGAGCATTATGCTGATTTTCTAAAAAGTGAAATATCTTTTATTGAAGATTCCCAACTAGTTGACGATCCAAACTACCCAGAGTATCATACATACAAGCAAGAGTTGTATGAGTTAAATACACTTCTCAACTGGGTACGTTTGGAGCACTTCAAGAATGAAAATTAATCTTTGGTTCTGTAAGGATATGGATCAATGGCGTTGGACTCTGACCGATGATCATCGTCCTATTGTTAAACAAGAGTCAGGGCAACAAAAAAATCTACGAGATGCTATGAATGATGTAGCAAATACCGTAGAATATCTCATGAGTCAGTATTGACTTTTTAACATACTTCTTGTATAAATAATATAAGAAATGTGTTAGTAAATGAAAGAAGATTATCTAACTCAATTAGTTGTTAGTGGAAAAAGTATTAGGCAGATATCTAAACTTGTAAATAAAAGTGAAGGATCTGTAAGACATTGGTTAAGAAAATATAATCTTACAACTTATAAACCACCAAAATATGTGGACAATTGTAAGTTTTGTAATATTAAACTTACTAATGAAAATACTTATGATTCTAAAAAAAGATGGTCTTGTAAATCTTGTGCTAATAAGTATAGGAATGAAAGATTTGTCTTAACTAAGCATAAAATGGTTGAATATAAAGGTGGAAAATGTATTTGTTGTGGTTTTGATAAACATTACTCGGCATTAGATTTTCATCATTTAGATCCATCAATTAAAGAGTTTAATTTAACTCGCAATAGTATTGGTTGGGATAAACTTCAACCAGAACTTGACAAATGCGTTCTTCTATGTTCTAATTGTCATAGAATGATTCACGCAGGAGTTATTCAATTGCCCGATGACCCAGCTAGTGAAGGGACCTGCCTTACAAGCAGGCAGCGGTAGGGGCGGAACCTATATCGGGCACTTTTATAAATACCTAAAAAACTGGTATAATGGAAAAGTTATATAAATTACTTTCTGATACTCAGGCAAGTCTTTTTGTTCTTTTTCAAAAGACTTGGGTTTATCACTGGCACATTGTTGGACCTGACTTTAAGCAGATTCATGACTTATTTGGTGAGCAGTATCTTGCTATTCAGGAAGAGGTTGATCGTGTTGCTGAACATATGAGATTTCTTTCTGCAAAACCAGTTAGTTCATTATCCAGAGTAATAGAGGTTTCTGGTGTTGGTGAAGCAAAGTCTGGCATTTCGGAAATGGAAATGATTCGTGATTTGATGGATGGGCATCAAAAAATAATCACAATGCTTTCTGATGCTGCTATTGAAGCAGAAAAACAAAAATCAAGAGGAACAGTCAATCTTCTTGATGATTTAAATGAAGCACACGGTAAGTTCGTTTGGATGCTTCGCTCATTTACTGAAAAATAATTAACTTATTATAGAGATGGAAAACTTAAGAATTAGATGCCGCTCCTGTGGTAAGGAGTTAGAGGGGCATCCTACTAAAACTGTGTCGTGTGGTTGCGCAAATATGGCAACAATTCGTGGAGATAAGATTTCAGCAGTTGACTTATCTTCTGTTATTATGCTAAACTCTTATGGACATAAATCAAAACCTGGTGTCCTCACTAACGAAGATCTTGCCTTTCAAGAGGCAAGAAGACAACGTAAAGTAAGACGTTTAGATTTTGAAGTCCGTTGAGGACTTTTATTGGAAGCGTGGCAGAGTCCGGTTTATTGCGTTTGTCTTGAAAACAAATGAGGGTAAGACCTCCACTGGTTCGAATCCAGTCGCTTCCGTTACAAATATCACAAAATTTTAGATTGTCTTAATCTATATTTTTGTATCAACACAAACTTGACATAGTAAAAATACCCACTAGCATAACTAGTAGTATTCAACCTAAAACCCTATGGATCAGCACACCTATGAGAACTGGGTGAAGATCAAGGAGACTTTTGAATCTTCTGGGAACACCGATAATATGTTCTATAAGAGAGCAGTAGAAATCGTTAAAACCAGAAGAGATCCTCTGGCAAAGTTTCTTGGAGACGAGAAATGATGGAACCTTTTGACGATGATTATGTAACTCGCACAGAAGTGCAGGAGATGATCGATGCTGCTATACGACGACACAACCGTAATGCTTCTATCATTAGTATGTGCGTCGGTTGGGTGGTTCTTGCTTTATTTGCTGAGGGACTCCTCCGACTAGTGGGTGTTATTCCACCATTACTTCCATGGCTCAAAATCACTCTGAACTAATCTTTTTGGTTCCTTGGTTTGTTCTTGTAGGGATTGCCATATCAATGTTTGTGCAAGGTTGGATGGTAATGAATGCTCATCACGGA